CTGAACCTTCATCTTCTGGTCCCATATCACCTCCCATGGACTGTGCAGCAGCATCTTCTGCTGAAACATCAGTACCCATTGGGGTTCCTTCATCGTCCATTTGAGAGCCTTCTAGATCCTTCTTACCACCAGCCATTTGACTTGCTGCTGGCTTTGGCATAACCTGTTGTGGCTCTAGCCCTGGATTAGCTGGAGCTTCCATTCCTTGTGCTGGAGGTTGAATATCCTGTTGTGGGGCTGCGCCTTGAGGTTGGCCTTGTGGTGCTCCACCTTGAATCATTGGTCTAATGAGCTTTAGGATTGTTCCAATCTTACCTAGATCATCTGCAACCTGATTGAAGTCTAGGTATTGCATTAGTGATGTCTCATTAACAGCACTCTTCAACCCAGCCTTACTGAATATCTCATTCAAGAACATTGCAACGTCAATTGACTCTACACCATTCTTGATCTTTAGCATATCGCCAAATTTTTTCAAGTGTTCCTTAAGAACTGAATCCTTTGGAGCCAACTTTGACAAGACGTAGAAAATTAGTTGTTCAGTCTTCAACAAACTTTGGAATGAAGGAGTCTCAGTTAGGTTGTTAACATTTATACCGTACTTCTCATCCAAAAGGCCAAGGATATAATTCTTTACTGGCTTCTTCATCTCATAGATTGAAGCTGAGAACTTTTGAATATCCTTGCTAGAAACTTCTAGCTCATTCAATGCGAGTGAGTTAGAGATTAGGTTTGTTAGCTGCTTCTTAGTTGCTAGAGCAAAGTAAGGAATATCAGCAACAATCTCTGCTACCTTTGTGCAAACCTTATCTTGGTTGCTTTCGTAAATCATGGAAGCAAGTTCATTGATTGCTTCATCATGTGCCCAGGTTGTATCAAGGTGTACCTTAGCCTCTAATAGTTCTTTACGGATTAGCTCTTGGTGGCAAAGGTGCTCATATACAGAGTGATTAGCTATTGGGGTAACCTCAAACACTTTAGACTCTTCTAAGGTCTTAATATCAATCTTAGGAAGATTAAATGACTTTGCAATTACTGATGCTAGCTTAACTGAATTCTTTATCTCAGGGATATTTGAAGCGTTGGATTCCTTTAGGAATTCAGAAATCTTATCCTTAAGCTGGGTAATCTTTGAGAACTCAGGAGTATTAATTATATTTGTTTGTGAACCAAATCTTTGAGTCTTATCCTGAAGTCTAGTCTTAATTCTCTCGTAAGACATCTTAGTCTCAAACAACCCTAGTATTTCATCAAAGGTGCCTTGAGCTTTGTCGTAACTATCTTCGAAAAGATTTGATATCAATCCAAACACTTTTTTCTCAGTAACCTTATCAAATGCTTCTTGATTCTCTAAAACAGAAGAATCTTCAACATTAATATTAGTTAGTTTTAAGTTTGGCTTGAATGCGTACTTCCCAGAGATAACGCTACCAGACTCAGTAAGGTAGGTTACGATCCCATTGTCTACGCTGAAAAGTTCGACATTCTCTCTCAATGAACGGCCCAGATAATCCCCAATCTTCAACAAGTTTGAGAACTCTTTACCACGATTTTCGAATAAGTTAGTTAGCATTGCTGTATACTTGACCTTCAAAACATATGTATGATAGAATTTTAGCTTATTTGAACTAATTACGCTTTAGCTCGGATTTTAAGTGTATCAAAACCTTTCTAGCTTGTGGTGAAAGGCCACTTGACTCATTTATCAAACCTGTTAAAATGTTCGATAGATCTTCATTTTGGGTTGGTGGTATATTTTCCTGTGGCTCCATTTGCGGTTGCCCACCTTCAGGAGGCATACCTCCAGCATCCATACCTGGGGGAGGCATCCCACCAGCAGCAGGTATCCCACCAGCAGCAGGCATCCCAGGTGCCCCACCCATTCCACCTGGGGCAAGGGCAGGATCTTTTTGTTCCTTCTTCAACTTGTCTTTTATTTCCTTGATTTGGGTATCGTTAAGCTGATAGTAATCCTTGTAAATCTTTTCCACAGGGAATATTTGAAGTCCCTTAACGGCTTGCACTACTCTTGCCTTTTGTTCGTCTAGATCTAGCTGACGCTTTCTAGACATATCAGATGGGGCTGGTAGCTTGATAATTAAGTCATTAATTCTGTTGATTGGGAAACCCTTAATCATTAAGTGACGCTTGGCAATAATTTCCAAGCCCTTTTCTACAGACTCTTGAATTCTTACAATTACTCTTGCAAACTTAACGTCAAGCTGTGAAAGATTAGCTTTTCTATCGGGTGCTTGATCCTTCTCAACAACATAATCCTTTGGAATCTTAAGAGCAGCTAAGAGCTTATCTCTAAAATATTTTACGTCATCAACTTCACCAAGATTCTCTGCCCCAGGTAGTGTTTCGATCTTTGTACCTGAACCCTTTCCGTTAACGGCAATGTAGAAATCTTCGTCTGGTGCTATAGCATTGTAGGTTTCTTCTATATTGCCAGTACCTCTATTATAAGATTTAGTTTTCTTAAGCTTATCCATTTGAAGCTTTAAGTGAGCTTCGGCTTTTGTGGATGGAAGTGAGCCTGTATCAATGTAGAATATTCTGCGTTCAGGTGCGCGAGAAAGACGGTAGATCAACATTGCGTCTTCCATCATCTTTAGCTTACGGTAAATGTTTCTTGCAGTAGCAGCAATTGACTTACCATAAGGGTAGTGCATTGGCTCAGATGTATGTAATCTGAAGTGAACTATTTGCCCTGGATCTAGGGGGATTACTTGGTTGTTAGTTAGGTCTGGTCCTGCACCTCCATAAGTAGTCCATTCTTCCTTAGCTGGAATTTCCTGAAAGAATGACTTCAAGTATCCGAACTCATCCTCAACTCTGTAAATGAAGTTTGGATTAAGGATTTTTATTCTTTGGATACCCTTCTTAATATCATTAACGTCTACTACAAGCTCAAGAAAGTTATCACCGTACTTTACAGTATTTCTTACAATGTCCCAAAGATAACCACCAAGATCAATGTTTTTGAATAATGTTGTAATCTCTTTTTTGATTGCTATGTCATCGGAAATGATATCCCACTTAGTACCATCAAGATTCTCCTGAGTACAATCGTCTGCATAGATATCGAATGCCGACCCAATTTCAGGGTAGGTATCCATATCTTCGTATTCTTTGTAGCGATTTTTTCTATCGTATTCCTGTTGTGGAAGGATAGGGTACTTTTGATCCTTTATTAGCTGTGAGACTCTTATTACATCTCTAGCAGTTACAGCGTCACCATGCAACGGTTTTGGAGGCTCGACGGTAATTACTTCGTCTGTGTTTTGAGTTAGTCTAGGATCTTCGTATCTTCCTCTAGCAAAAAATTTAGTAAAGAATCTGCCAATAATACCAAAAGGGGCGAAGTACCCCTGCTGTGTTGACGCAAATTCAGTAAACCCTTCGTTTAATTTTTTAGTAGCCATTGTAAGTCTTCTTTAGAAATTCCACCTGTAGCAGTTTTAGCTGTATAACTGTATTTAGATGTGAAAATAGCCTCTGGACTCATAGCGTTATCCATAACTGAATCTTTTTCTATCTGCGAATTCCCTCTTAACTCGTTAAACACTTTAACGGTAAGGCTTAGTGCCATAATTAAGTCATCATGGCAGTTATTATCTGCCTTGATCTTTCCGGTATCAGGATCTATAACAAAGGTAAATAACTCTTCAATAAGTCGTTCCGAGGCAATCTTTATTCTACCAGTACGGATAGTATGCTCCATGTCTGCGAGCATTGTCTCCCTATTCTTTTGTGTAACTTGAACTCCGATCTCTCTAGAGTCATCCATTACTAGATTTTCGTACTCGTAGGTTTCTTTTAAGAAGTAAATCAGGTTATTACCTATTGTATTTCTTTCAGGTAACACATAGGCTAAATTGTACAATCTGCCTTCGTCGCATATAATTTTAGCAAACTCATTTATAGGTGTTCTATTAGAATAAAATTCTGCAACTTGTTTACCATTGTACAAGTCAATAATGTGGAATGCTGAATAATCCCTTTGCCTACCGATTGAGCAGTCAACACCAATAGCGTAGTCGTGGTAAGGGACTGGATCTTCCCAGATACGCATTCTATTGTTGTACTTAATCTTGTAGTCGTTGGATATCTCTTCTTTTAATTGAACTAGGATTTCACCGTCTATGTAAGTTTCACCAGTACCTAGGAAGTTAGCTTCGTACTCTTGCAACCATTGCTTGAGAGAAAGGTTAGCTCTTGTAGTTTTCTCCCACTCATCAATGTTTACTGGTGGGTCGTACTTCTCCATCAAGTCATAGAGATGTTGATACTCTGGATGTCTAAAGTATTCTGGGTGTTCCTTCCAAGTAATATCAATAGCATTAAAGTTATTTTCTTTTGCTATTGCTTCGGAGTACATTTTGTGGAACCAGTTACCAATACCATTAACCGTGCTTAATGCTATCACAGAACCGCCAGTTGAAATGATAGGGTAGGATGCTGCCCAAATAGTATCAATGTGCTCAATGAACGCAGCCTCGTCAAGGATAAGTAAGGAGCCTGGAATTGAACGTCCGGCCTGCTTTGACGATGCCTTGGATTTAATCACCGATTTGTTTTCAAGCTTAAACGTGTGTTTATTATCCTCAAGAACTTTAGGCTTCAACCAGTCGGGAAGCTCCGAATGCATTAATTTGATACGTTCAATAATTTCCGTAGACTCTGCCTCTCCCTTAGAAAGGATAGCAATTGTTTTGTAAGGATTGAACATTGCTAACCACAAAGAGAATGCTGCAATAAGAGTGGTGCATCCTGCCTGTCTAAATTTTCTAAGAATGTTGAATCGGTGACTACTAAAATCTTTTAAAATTCTTTGTTGAAATGGATACAAATCAAAGGTTACTAATCCTCTTTTAGGGTGGGTAACTTTAATGTAGTTCGAAATAAAGAACACAGGATCTTTGCTACATTTCTTGAAATTTTCTATGATTTGCTCGGCTGTCAGGCTATCATTCATGGGTCTATGACTCTAAATCGAAGAATATTCTTCTCAATATGTACTCGGGCTAAAGCTCAACCTCAATCATTAAGTTCCTTACTTTCTTATATTGAAAGCGATAAGGACATGAGTTACAGCATAGCCTATGATCCTAAATCTATCTACGAGGGGCACACTAAGAACCTAGATCAGTTTACAGGCCAAGACTCAGATATCGTAGTCTTGTGCCATGATGATATAGAGATTATTAGCCATGTGGAAGCATTTAAGAAATACCTTTATTTATCTGTATTACCAAATACAGGGTTTGTTGGAGTGGCTGGTTCTACCAGATTCGATAAGGAAATTGGGGGGGCTTGGTGGGCTGCGAGACAATCAAGAGAAACCAGAGGATTTGTCTTCCAAGGAAAAACATTAGAAGATGCTACACCTAATTACTTTGGGCCTGCTGGTCAAGTAGTAGCTTTGGATGGTTGCTTCTTAGCAATCCAATACAAGAAACTAAAGGATATTGGAATCTCAAAGCCTGAGAGTCTTTCTAGTGACTGGGATTTCTACGACATCCACCTAACAATTAAATCTCATTATCTCGGTTACAATAACTACGCTGTGCCTATAATGATCAAGCATGAGTCCCCAGGTATCATGCGGGAAGAATGGTATCGAAGCCGAGACGAGTTCCTATCAAACCAATACTTCCACAAAATTTTACCAATTAAGTTAAACTATGACCGCACTAACGGGATTCCAAGGTATGTCTGATTATCTAGTAAGTTTTATTATCTGGTCATTAGCAGTATTTGGAACAACAAATATTGTTACCACATCAAAGATGTTTTCACCGATCAGATCGGGCTTTAGCAGGGTTCCATTTCTAGGTAAGCTGCTGAAGTGTCAACTCTGCTTTGGATTTTGGGTAGGAATGTTTTGGGGGTTCTTCGTTTGGAACCCTTCCGAAATGTTGTTCCTAAGAGCTTACAATGGTGATATCCAAGTATTGTTCGACTTGCTATTTAATGGCGCAGTAGGGAGTAGTGTCGCTTGGATACTACACCTAATCACATTGAAGTTTATGACTTCAGAAACGTAGTCAACACCCGTTAGAACAATGGGTGACTCTTCTTAAACCAAAAGTAAGTTTTAATAACATGATTAACAGAGATATATATGCTCCAAGGAAAACATACTTCCTTGATATTGATGGAACTCTTTTAGAGCATATTGATGATTTTGAAAATATTCATCAATATGAAACTTTAGAGGCTCTACCAAAAGCGAAGGAAAAGACAATAGAATGGCATTGTAATGGCCACCTTATTATCTTAACTACAGCTAGGGCAGAGTCACTAAGAAAGCTAACTGAGAAGCAATTAGAGAATGCTGGAATTGTTTACGATATTCTTTTAATGGGTCTTGGGGCTGGCCAAAGAATTTTAGTAAACGATGTTGTCGATAATTATAAAGAACCCAAAGCAATTTCGTATAATGTTTGTAGAAATATTGAGGGGCTAGCCAACATTCCATAGCGTCAGCTTATACATAAATTTGTATAAGTTGCTACTATGGATACCCTATTCGGTAAGATAAGTGAAATCATTCCCTGGTCTGAATTAGCCACCCTTTTAATAGGCATCGGCTTTCTGTATTTAAAGAAAGTCCATGGTAGCTTAAGAAAAGTAGTCGATCAGGTCACTCACAATGGAGGGTCTTCCATGTTGGATTCAATAGCTAGAATTGAGTTAAAAACAACTGAACTGGCAGCAATAAGTGATGTTCTCCAACAAGTCTCCAACAAACCACTATTTAGGACTGATGAAAATGGAGAATGTGCCTGGGTAAATCCAGCTTATAGTGAAATAGTTGGAAAGTCATTAGAAGACTTGCTGGGGCATGGATGGGTCTCTATAGTTGATCCCGCCTGTATGATAACACTAACAAATGAGTGGAATTTAGCTGTAAGTGATGGAAGACGGTTTGATTGTACATTCTATGTTGTTAATAAATTAAAGGATTTGAGGTTCAAAGTAAGATGCAGAGCCTACCCAGTAAAAGTAAAAGGTAAAGTAGTAGGTTATATAGGTGGATGGATAATCCTAGAAAAGCAATCATTAAGTGAAGCAACAAATGAAGATGAACCATAATAGTATAGTTTCTGACCTAACTTCATGCAACCGGGAATTATCTTTCCTAGTAACAGAAGCAGAGTACGGTGTAGAATGGCATAGCGTACCAAATGCAAAACTAGAAATTATTAATGACAGAGTAAGATTACTTAAGGTGTGCTTAGATGAAATCTTCCAAATTCTCCAAGAACACGAAAAGAGTTAACGAGCAGCATCTTTTAAAGAGATGCAAGAAGATCTTACTAGTAGCTAAAGATATTGAAAGTTTAAAGAAAAAAGTAAGTTCAGATTCCTTAGCTTTGCTTTCCTTGTACCAATACTTCTTAGAACGCAAGTCTAAAGCAAAATTTAAGGACTTCGAAGATTTCTTGGATTGGTTCTTGAACTGCTGTTCCTAGAAGCTATAATACGTCCTCGCGCATCGGTAGCTCCACTTACCCACAGGATAGTTATGGCCAACTTCAGCGACGGCGAAGAATACGAGTTTGATGAAATCCATTTGGTGGACGTACTTGAAGCTTTTAGCTACACCAACGCCCTTACAGCCTCAACTCCTCTTCCGCAATTGGTAGAAGAGTTCAAACAGTTCCAAAAACCTGTAGATGGGGTTTACCACATCTCAGTAGATATTTATCTTAGTTTTGTAAATTTCATCTTGAATAATTCTTTGATGGAACTAGTAAAGCAAGGGCTAGTAGACTATTCCTTCGATTCAGATAAGGGCGACTTTGTTTTTAAGTTAAAGTGAGAAACCATAAACTGTGGCGACTCTGAACATTAAATCCCTGATAGCATCTTTGTCTCATGTTGTACGCATCATATTCCTTCTTTTTCGTCTAAAGAAAAGAGAGTTAGTAATCTACCGAGCGATGGTAGAAACTGCCAAGCCTGGGGAGATGAGAACCCTAAGAAAGCTAAGAGAAAGTCTAATAGGTAAATGAGATCAATGGAAAATAAAAACTCACAGATTTCTCGGATAGATCTTTTTATTGTCTGGTTTTCTTGTATAATGCTTGCTCTCCAAGGATACTTGCAAAGTGAAAGTATTCACAATCTTAAGAAAGAAGTCGAAAGCTTGAAACAAAAGATTGAGATTCAAAAATGACCGACCAACAAGAAAACGACGCTCTGAGCGAGAGCGCGGCGAAGGTGCTGGGGTGGGTCCGTGGCCAAATTGGGTGGTATCGCCTCGACGAGTCTGGGCGACCTCCTGTCAGCTTTGGTAATTACACTATCCTCCCTCGATTTGCTTCAGACTGGTCCCTCCTGCCCGAGATGCTGGCGTGGCTGCGGGAGCGGTTGCCGGATGCTGACGTAGTACTTTCACAAGACAACTCATTGAAAGACTGCCAAGCGGTGGTCTGGCCCAAGGCCGCAGGTAGCATGACGGCTAGAGGCGATCTTGTCGGCGGTGTCGTAGTCAAGGGCGGCGACACCTTCCCCGAAGCCGTAGCCCGTCTCGTCATCGCGGTTGCGAAGAGGTTGCTAGGGAGCAATACCCAAACCATCAGACTATAATTGGCGAAAGGAAAAGTTATGCATAAACTAACACTTACAAATTATGGGGCTGAAAAGTTTCAAGGGTGGCTAAGAACCACCTCAGATTTCTGGCAAGAGGGCGATTTTACCTCTCCTTTAGCATTAGGAGATATGCTAATAGTCCCAGGAAGAGAAATTGGATTCGGAGTTCGTACAGTAGACGTTCTCTGTACTTTGAATCCAGGCGAAACTAAAGTCATTCCAATGGAAGACTGCAAGCCATTGGATTCCTTGGATTTCCTTGACACACCACTACAGGAAATTAAGGCACCATCCATTGATGATGTAAGAATGAAACTAGTGTCGTGCATTCGTGACGGTGCTCACACTTTATATCATTGGAACTTGGCTGCTGATAGTAGTCTGACGCTTTACGCCCCACAATGCGATGTTTGGGCTTGGTCTGTCGTTGGAGAGCCACACCTTCTTCAAGGTGAGGTTTTGGTCACTTATAGCAACCCATCATCCCAAGCTAACACATATTTAAACCATGTAGATCTCAAGCTCGAATTTGAAGGTGGGATCACAGCTTTTGATCGTTTGAAGTTTGCTCCAATCATCAAGGCAGGAGAAACCTTTGCAGATGGTCAGGCAAGAGCACTTCCATTCTCTACCCTGTTCCCAGCTAACCTTTTAGGTCAATCAGCACAAGTTTATCAAACCGCAAACCTTAAGATCAATAAGGTTGTAGGTGCTCATGGCTTGAAGGATATTTGGCCTTTGGGAAGCGGAAGATCAAACATTAAGGGCGACAAGTTAGCTTGGATCAACAATAAGATTCCTGCTACCCTGAAGTCACTATTTGATTGGTCTAACCCAGGAGTAGGACCAGCCTCAAGATCAACCAATACAGGCGCACAAGAAGATCAGTTCTTTGTAGGCGGCGAAATTGATGATACCCCTCTTGGTAACCTTCCAAGATATTACGCAGCCCTGGGCCAATTTAAGCGTCCATGCCACCATCTAGAGAAGGATGGTAACCCATTGAATATTGATGGTCACCCCGATCTAGTAATGTGGAATGCAAGACCACACTACGATACTAGAGTAAGTAAGGACCAACTAGGAAAGACTACTTCACTAAAGGAATCCCAGGCTAACGGTTGGTGGGGTCCAGACGAAGAACACTTCCTAATTAATACATTGTTCGTAGCTGCTAGAACTACTGGAAGCCCAGCACTTCAAAGACAACTAGAACAAAATGCAATTAACTGGTACTTCCAAAAGACCCTTAACCCTGCATTGGCAACCACTCGTCCCGGTGCTGCAAGAGCAGTCGGATACGAAGGTTGGGCCGCATTCCTATTCTGGCACGGACTTGAAAACCGTGAACTAGCTAATCGAGTCATCGAAAGAGCTAAGGATAGAGTAAGATTGGTCCTCCTACCCAAGCTCAAGGCTAAGGTTGCAATTGATGGGGTCTGGGATGCTCGTAAGGACGTTCCAAGCTTGGGATCAGGACGTTGGTGGATGTGTTGGCAACAAGGTGTAGGGGCTTATGGTCTTTACAGAATTGCAGAACTTGTGGGCGACAAGGAAGCCATGCAATTTGCTGTTGAATCCGCTAAGGTCGTAATCGAAAAGGCTTACCATAAGCCTGAAGGTTCTGAAGGGTGGATGGCATACTATTCTATGTGCTTGGATGATGATCGAGTCACCGCATCAAACTATGCTGACTTCGGATGTCCGCTGGCACTTGCGATCTGTCCCGATGAAGAGAAGATTAAGAGTCTACTCGAATTCGGACTCGGAAAGTGGACCTGCCCAACCCTATTGCAACGGGACTCCTAAAGTTTTGTAGGCTTGATATGGAACGGGACTCCAAAGGTTTTTTTAGATTCCTTTGGAGTCCCTTAACTTTTTTACGGTCCCTTGAGGTTTTTGGGATCTTTGAAATTTTTTTGGATCTTTGAAATTTTTTTGGATCTTTGAAATTTTTTTTGAATCTTTGAAATTTTTTTGGATGTGGGATTAAATGACAATAATGGTATGGGGCGAAGGCGACGCATCGTTCCATCGGAGTCCCGTAAAATTTTCCGGTGAAAGTTTTTTTGTAAGCCCCTTCCAATCCCCTTTCAAGTTTGGTAGAATCAGCCCCCATGAGCACTAAAACCCGCTTTCAACATCGTCTGGCCCAAGACTACACGGTGCAAGTTAGTTACGGACCTATCGTAGTCCGAGCCGGAACGGTCCTATTGGAGGGCGGCGAAGAAACGCAAGGCGAATACCTCTACAAGACTACCTTGTATGTCGTAGTGATCCCTGCCGAGTATGTTGAGACCGTACTCGTCGGCACCTAAGAAATCATGTGATGCCCCTTGCAATCCCCCTTCTAGTTTGATAGAATCAGCCCCCATGAGCACTAAGATCACCGTCTGCGAGCGTTGCCTTCAACTCCCCGCTATCACTCAGTCCGACTGGGTGTTCGGCTGGTTCTGCCTGGATTGTGCCGACCAGATCGAACTTGAAGCGAATGAGCTTCCCGATGATATCCCCCAGCCTGATGATGGGGTGAGTGATGAGGGTTTCGACCCCTACCAAAACTGCTACACGGACGATTGCTAAAATGCTAAACGATTGGGAAAGGATCGTCCGTGAATTGGGCGATTACGATCTGTTACAGGTTTGTAACGCTTTCGAAACGTACGGAGAAATGGTTCGGAAGGAAGATTGGGACTATATAGGAGACTGGGTTCCTGCCGAAACAGCCGCCAAGGAAATTCTTCGCCTTCGCAATCGGATTGAAGTGCTAGAGGGGAGACTTGCAGACTTCGAGCGGCTCTCATAACCCCTTGAAACCTAAGAGGTTACGGCGTTTTGCCGGAACGCCATTTTGCCGTAACCTCTTTGTTTTCAAGCACTTACGACCGTTTTGA